GTTACCCGACTGACCCGAACCTGCAACGCCACCACGGGTGATGGTTGCATAAGGATCGATGTATACTCTGTACTTACCGTTGATGGTACCAGCAAAGGTGTTGCCAGTGTCGTCAACCTGCAGGTTAGCGTTCAGAGCGGGGGTGTAATCCAGTACACCAGCCATGGTCAGAGCGGAAGCAACATCAGCAGAAGTCAGGATGATGTTACCCTTCCCTCTACGAGTTCTTTGTGCAATCGCGTTAGCGTCTCTTTCGATTTGGAACAGGAGACCCTTGAACTTCTCAACGCTCCAGCGACCGTTAGAGTCGATGTCCAGGTCAAACTGACCAGCGGTAGCAACGTTGGTTGCTCCCAGAGGATCGCTGTCGCTGAGTACATCGCCACCACGAGCGAATGGGTTGAGGACCATGCCATAACGAGTCTTGAACCCGATACGTGGCTGGAAGTCATCCTGACCGACGCTACGTACCATCTGCAGAGGTACATATGGGCAATAGAACAGACCTGCGTCATAGGATGAAGTACCCTTATAACCAACTACGTAGTAGTTGTTAGCAGACTGGTTAGCACCAGGAGTACGGGTGAGGGTTGCATATGGGTCAATGTAGACGCGATAGCGACCATTCAGAACACCAGCGAAGGTGTTACCGGTTTCGTCAACTGCAAGACGGTTGTTGCCTTCCAGAGCAGGTGCATAATCGAGTTGACCAGCAGCAGCAAGAGCAGATGCAACATCAGCAGAACACATGATGGTGTTGCCCTTTCCTCTACGAGTCTCTCTTGCGATTGCGTTAGCATCACGCTCGATTTGGAACATCAGACCCTTGAACTTCTCAACGCTCCAGCGACCGTTGGAGTCAACGTCCATGTCAAAACGACCAGCATTAGCAGTGTCATCTTGAGCGCCTGACTTAGCAGACTTATAGATGGTACGAACGACTTCGCGGTTGATTTCAGCAAGAATCTCAGCAGACAGAATGTTTGCCAGTTCTGCCTCAGCATCGAGACCGTGGATCGCACGAAGATCCTGTGCCAGTTCGATGGAGTATGCTGCCTTCAGAGCACGGGACTTAGCAGTGACCGAGATTTTCTCGATCGACAGACCCATCTCGTTGAAAGCGGTGCCGTCACCGAGATCTTCAGAGGTTGCGGTTGACATACCGCCAGTTGCGGTATAGTTTGTCTGAGCTCCACCTGCGTCATTAAGAACTGCAGGGTTATCGCCAACTGGCGCTGCGCCATTTGCAGAGTGACCGCTATCGACTTCATTGTAGAAGGTCTCAGCGCCTGCTTGGTTGTCATAAGTAGCACGCATTGCGAAGATCAGTCCGGTAGGACCGCTCATTGGTTGAACGCCTGCGAGGTCATAAGCGACCAGATTAGGCATTGAACGACGGATCATCGAAACCAGAACTGGGTCGAAACCAGCAACGTTCTGATTACCTGCGCTTGAGAAACCAGCATCGCCAGTGCTGCCAGGGTCAAGATTGATTGTTGGTGCCTCAGACAGAATCTGTCTTTCGGCATCAGTAACTTTCTGTTGGTTTTCCAGGAGGATGGAGGTTACTGCTCTTTTGTATGGATCTGTGATGGCAGGTGCGCCTTCAGCAGAGAGAACATCATTCCATTTTTCCTGGAGTTGTTGGGAAATACCTAACATTTTTTTCTCCGGGTTTTAATTAGTAAGTGTGTTTAAAAAAGATCATCTTTGAGCATTAATTGCTCTTACGTATGCTGCCATACGTGGATCTTGAATGGTCTTTGCAACTTCATCAGTTGCGATATCTTCCTTCAGTTCAATTTTTTCCTTAGGGAAGTAACCTTCCTTGATGGTGTTAATTGACTTTTCGAAAGAATCTTCAGATTCAAACTCAACGCCTTCTGCGAGTGAAGCAAGCTTCTCTGCTTGGGTTTGAGCAAGACCTTTAGATGCTTCTGAGATCATACGCTCTTTAATAAGAGCATTTTTCTCAGCGTGGAGTGACATACTTACCTCAATTTGCTCATTGAGCTTCTCTTCCATTTCATCTAATTTGTTTGCCATCTCTTCCATGACATTATATTTTTCTTCAGGGAGTTCTACATAATTTTCTTCAAAAAGTTGCTTCATGGTGAGCATCATATTTTCTGCCATTTCCAGTTTGATGCCGTTGTGGAGTTCGATTTCATTCTCTTTCTTCCACTCTTCAGCAACATAGGAAAGGAACTTATCCATCTTCTCAGCAAGTTCCGACTTAACGGTTTCAATTTGCTCAGTAAGACGTGCCTCATAGGACTCTTCAATCTTTTTGGTCTCTTCAGCAAGTCTCGAAGTTACTGCTGCAGTAAAGATTGTACGTGCCTTTTCTTGGAATTCTTCGGAGAGTTCTTCACCAGTCAGAAGTGCGTTAACATCTTCTTCGACTGAGAAAGTTTCAGTAGTTTCAGCAACTACTTCACCCTCTACCTCTTCTTCTTCCTTCATTTTCTTTGGTGCAGAATCACCAGCAGTAGCAGACTTAGTAACTTGGTCGCTTACTTTTGATGTTCCACCAATATGAAGTTTTGCGGAATTGTCGTCATTCTTGTAGTTCTGGTTGGTAGGACCACCCATATCTTCTTTAGAGGTATCTTGAGGAGCAGGAGTATCCAACTTTTGCATTGGATCTGCCTTGCCAGCACCATCGGTTGGTGCCTTTTCTTCAAGAGTACCTTCTACGAAGGTTTCAAATTTTTGGTCAACCGATGCTGACATGTGATATTCTCCTTTAATATAGTCTATGATTTGCTATAATTTATTTATAATTCTATTCCTTTCAAGAATTTTGCAAACGCGGAAACTTTGGTCTCTTGAAGATTATATAAAGTTGCAGCGTCAATTTCTTTCTTAAAAGTTTCGATATGACGTTCTGTAAGAATGCCATTGTTCCAAACCCATTCTTTACCTTCCATAATTCCTGAAACAAAAGCATCAGGAGCAGAAGGATCTGCTACGATGTCAGCAGCAGTTGCGAGCATGAAGTCATCACGGACATAACTTGCACCACTTTTCTCAGAAAGTGATCCAACTCCTCTTGAGGAAACGCCCAGTGTAACTCCTTCATCAATCAAAGTTTTTGCAATTCTACCCATCGGGGTATCGAGCAATTTCGCTTTCCCGATAAAATTAGTACCCTCTTGTTTGAGAGATACAATTTTATGAGATGCACGATCCAGGTTTACTGTAGGACCATCTGGATGACCGAGTTCTCCAAGAGCACGGTTCTTAGAAATAAACTGCTCATTATATCTTTGAACTTCTTTTGCAAGAATGTTCATCGGATATACTCGTCCATTTCTATTTTTAATTTCAGATTGTAAAAATACCCCTTCGATAAAGTGACTCTTTCCAGAATCACTATCCTCTACAAGGAATTTTACATCTTCAATCTGTTCCGTTATCAGTTTCATCTTCGGTCTGTTCGGGTTCGGTTTCTAAATCTTTGAACATATTTGCACCAACTTTCTCTTTTTCAAGAGTAAGAATTGATGCCGCTTTGTTCATAATAATGTCCTTCACTGCATCAGAAGCATCAGCAAGTTGATCCTTCATAATCATATCAACAATTTTAGTTGGGTCCATAATTAACCTCGATATTATTTAGCGGTTTTGTTATTCGGTACATTTTGTGCCGGATTTTTCATATTATTTAAAGAAACTTTTTTAGTTTCCATATCAAGATCAGCGGATTGCTTTTCTTGTTCAACTTCATCAAGTGGGTCAATAACTTGACCTGCCTTAATTTCTTTATTTATCTGGAGTTTCATTTCTTCAATCTCTTGTTCTGTAAAATGCAAGAGTTGACGCATGACATAATCTTGAGAGAAGTACTTACCAACGTAAAGATCTACTTTGTCAAGAACCTCCATTTTTTTCTCAAGCATATCAAGAGTTGCCATTTCAGCAAATTGATTATCATAAAGATAATCATATTGAATATGCTCTTTAAATTCTTCCCAATCGGAAGCAGTGATTACTCCCTTTAAGATCAATTGCGATCTAAGAATATCGTGCAGAAGATCTGAGAATTTTTTACGCAGACGACCTACAAACTTGGTAAATTTAATTTCATCTCGGTTAATCTCTTCAGACTTACCAAGATCAAATGATTTATCACTTTCCAATCTCGAAGAAGGCACATTGAGTGCCTTATATACTTGAGTTTGGAAATATTTAATATCAGTTAATTCACCAAGATTTTGTCCACCAGGAAGTGTGGTAATTTCTGTTCCACGACCACCTTCTCTGCGGGGTAACCAATAATCTTCCATAATTGACATGTGCTTCTTATCATCACGCATTTCCCCAGTGCTTG